GTTACGAGAGGCTGCCCCCGTTGGTCGTAGAGTTCAACCTCTTGGTCAACCGATTGCACTAGGGGGTAGCGGTTACCCTGGCTGGCAGGTTCGCCTTCCAGTCTCAGTAACTCGTGCTCAGCATTAGTATCAATATGACACATCATGCTTAAGCATCTGTATACTAAAACACTAAGAGGGTCCTTGACCCTTAAGGGCCTTTGGGTAGCCTGTGTGCTGTTAGCAGACAGTCCTATCCTGCTGTACGGTTGGGGTGTGAGCGTTATCGAGACCTTCCAATTATTGGAGAGGACCCGAGGACTACGGAATGCTCAGGACTTGTTTAAGTCAGCCCGATGGGCTTGCCTGAAGAGGATGGTCGGAGACCCCCTCTCACAAGAGGAGCAAACTGCTACTAGAGTCGCCTTCGACAAGTACGGGTTTCCCACGTACCTGCCGTTGCCATTAAGACAACAGTTACGGACTAGAACCCCGTCTCTCGAGTCTAGGGCATGGGCACTCCTACTTCTCTCAGTATACTTAGTACGTACAGGGAAAAGGAAGGTGGTGTTTACCAACATCACTAATCCAAGTACTGCTAAGTCTGAGACGTTGCAGGAGTTCTCTAGGCTTCTCCCTACATTCCTGACCCTCCTCGGAGTATCCGAGGCTCTCTCGCTGAGGAAGCCAAAGCTCATAGCTAGCAACCGCGGTGGGCCAAATGGACACGCTCTTCTGAGCTGCCACTTGGATGCCGCCTGCTGGGTACAATCCCAGTGCAGCGAGCAGTTGGAATCATTCCTGAAAGGGATATGGCCAAGAGCCGGCACCGAACTCTTTGAGAAGATAGTCAACCTAGGTAAGCTCAGGCTGGCCTTAGGCCCTATCGGGGCCAAGCTTGTGCTTGGTCGAATCGCGGTGAAGCGAGAGCCTGTTAAGAACAGGATCTTCGCTATGCCGGACTACTGGACGCAGGTTGCTCTCCTCCCTCTCCACGATGCCCTAATGGGGCTCCTAAGAGGAATCCCATCTGATTGTACTTACAATCAGGACGCCGGTGCTGAGACAGTCCGACGTTGGACCGAGGAAGGAAGGGAGTTGTGGTCTTATGACCTATCTGCGGCCACCGACAGGTTCCCAAAGAGGGCCCTTGCCTCTATGTTGAACTACCTCTTGCGGGACTACAGGACGCGTAACCTCGGAGACATCTGGTGTAGTCTTCTCACAGACCGCACGTACTACCACGGTAATCTACCGTTAAGGTATGAAGCAGGACAGCCAATGGGGAGCTACTCCTCGTGGGCTTCCTTCTCCCTAGCACACCACTGTGTGGTGATGTGGGCCGCTCTTAAGGCAGGGCATAAGACGAGATTCTCGGATTATGTTCTGTTAGGGGACGACATTGTCATTGCTAATGACGCCGTCGCCTCCGCCTACGTTGAGCTCATGTCCAGTCTGGGCGTAAGCATCAACAAGGCTAAGAGCGTGCATGCGGTTGGCGGGGCGGAGTTCGCTAAGCGAACCTTCCTCGCTGGGTGTGAGCTTACCAGGTTGTGTACCTGGAATCTCTACAGCCTGGCTAGTAATAGCCCGGTGGCATTCTTCTCGCTTATGCGAGAACTGTCACGTAGATACTCCTGGCCGCCCGTGGAACGTGTCCTTGCAGTTGTGCTGGGGCCTCCTTCCAACAGACGGGTAGGAAAGAGTGCTCGCAACCTTCTTCTGGCTTTAACTGAGCCGGGAGGACCAATAGAGGAGTTCGACTTCTGGCGAGAGGTCCCTGATGCGATGAGTCCAGTTAAGGATTTCATACATCTAGGGGACAGCCTTGGCGGACTGCCGCCTGATCCCGATGGATCAGGCCCAGATAAGAATCTGGCACCCAGGAATCAGACCAGTTCTGAAGACTTCCTTCCATTAGTCCGGGAAACCATCCGACTTCGAAAAGTGGGTGGTTACCGGCTACAGCTGCTAGGGTATGAAATGGCAGAAACCCTTAAAGGGCTCCTGGATTCCATGCTAGCTAGCCAGATTCAGGATGCTGAGGTAAGACTGATTAAAGGGCAGAAGCCGCTCTCGAGGGCAGACCTAAGTCTGACTCCCGAGTTGAGGTCCATGCTCTCTACTCTTTCAGAGACTCATCCCGCGAGGGAGGTCCTGGAGGAGGGGTTAAACCCGTCAGTCTATGCCTCTGTGCCCCAGCAGTTGAGAGTTCTGAGCACATCGGATACTCAGCTTATGCTCGTCACCTCCGATGAGGTGAGACACTCTGGCGACAGACGCAACGCTGCGTTGTTCCAGGTGCAGAGCGACAAGGAGCTGTTCTTCTAGAACAGCCTGGGTATCTGAGCGGTGCTCAGCTGGTCTCAAGGCCCCACTGTTCAAGGACCTTGAGGTGAAGGTTCACAC